ACCTTCGGCTGGGAACCGTGCCGGGTTCTCTTTGCCGAGCCGAACGTCACGGACCTCCTTCAAGCGCATTGGGACGAGCTTGCCGTCAACAAGACCGAGGCGCCGCTTGCCCCGGATTGGAACAAGCTGATCGCGCTCGAAGATCAGGGCCTATACCGCGTGTGGGCCGCGCGCGACGGCAAGACGCTCGTCGGCTACATCGGATGGTGGGTCTACCCGCACCCGCATTACCGCCACACCCTGCACGCGATCGACGACCTCTACATGCTCTCGCCGCCCTACCGGCGCGGCTTGAACGGCTATCGCATGTTCACCACGTCGATTGACGCCCTGCGCGAATTGGGCGTAAAGCGGTGCATGATGCACTCGAAGGTCCATTTTCAGACGGAACGCGGCGGCTTGCGGCGTCTGTTCGAGAGGCTGGGGTTCACCCATACCGACGAGTTGTGGGTGAAAATCCTCTAAGGAGGCGACATGAGCCTGTTCGGGGGGCCTTCGGGATCGAGCGGCAGCGGCACCGGCAGCACGGCCAATGTCTACACGCCAAAGCAGCAGCCGCAGGCCGATCAGCAGTGGTGGAACACGATCAACCCGCTGATCTCGGCGTCCGCCGGCGGCGGTGCCGGCACCCCGGCCGGACAGGTCTATCCAAACGCCTTCGGCCTGGTCGAGCAGTATCTGACCGGCGGGCTCGGCGGCAACACCGGGACGCCGACGCTCTTCAACCAGTATTCAACGCAGGCGCTGAGCGATGCGCAGCGGGCCGCCGCGTTCGGCGAGCAGGCGTTCAACCTCGGCAACAACGCTTTTAATTACAGCGCGGCCTATGCGCCGCAGATCCTCGGCACGGCATTCACCCCGCAATGGGGCAACATCACTCAGGCCGTATCGCAAAATCCGTACTACGCCGGCGCGCTCGGCGGTGCGCAGCAGGGGGCCGCGCTCGGCACGGCCGGGGCAGATGCGCTGGCGGGTGCCGGCAACCAGATCCTTCAGACCGGGTTCGACCCGCAATCGGCGCTGTTCGACCGGACGCAACGGCAGTTGCTCGACCAGTCGAGCGTCGCGAACGCGATGGCCGGGGTCGGCAACACGCCCTATGGCGCCAGCGTGACCTCGAACGCCCTCGGCAATTTCGACATCAACTGGCAGAACAACCTCCTGAAGCGCATGGAGGGTGCGGGGCTCGTCGGCAAGGGGCTGTTGTCGGCGGCCCCTGGGCTGGCGGCGGCGAGTGCCGCGTTGCCGAGCAATGCCTTTCTCGGGCAGCAAGGAGCCCAGCAGCAAGCCCTCGGCGCGCAGCTCGGAGCCGGGATCGCCGGCGGCCAGGGCTTCAATAGCATGATGTCCGGGGCGCAGGGATTGGGCTCGACCGCAGCGAATCAGCTTCTCACCCTCGGCAGCTCGCCCTACAACATGGGCGGCACGATCGCGAACAACGCGATGTCGGGGCTGAACAACCTCGTCAACCTCGGAAACAATCAATATCAGCTACCGCGGGAGGTGCTGCAAAACCTCCAGCAGTACATGCGCCTCGGCCAGTACGCCTCGGGCATCAGCGGCAATCTCGGGCAGATGGGGTTCAACCAGCTTGCCAGCGGCATCGGCGGCGGGTTGTCTGCCGCCAATTCCTTGTTCGGCAGCAACGGCCTGTTCAGCAGTGGCGGCCTACTTGGTGGCCTTGGCGGCGGGTTCGACAGTGGCGCGACGGCGTTCGGATCGCAGTTCTTGACGGGCGCAGGCGACTTTGCCGGGGGTGGCGAACTGATCGGCGGCGGCGGCGGTCTGCTCGGCGGCCTCGGCGAGATCGCTCCGCTGGCATTCCTCGGGAGTTAAGGGATGGCCTTCCCTCTTGCCGCAATCGGCGCTGGCCTCGGGCAGTACGCCGAATTTATGCAGCGGCAGAAGCAGGCCGAGATGCAGCGCGCCTACGCCGAATTGGCGCTGCGCAAGGAACGGATGCTCGAACAGCAACAGCAGGAGGAAAAACAGGCCCTCGGCGCGGCATGGGGCGGGTTGCTGCCGCAGGGCGGCTTCACCCCGGCCGGGCCGACAGGAGGCGCGAACCCTCTCGGCCTCAGCGGTCCCGGCGGGATGTCGATGCCGGCACCGCAGCCCAGGGTGATTGCTCCACCGCGTCCGGCGGCCCCATCGACGGACGATCTTGGCGCCTTCCCGGAGTCTGGCAATCCGCCGTCTGCATCGGGCGATGGTTCCGATGTAGACGCGGCGTTAGCGCCGATCATCCAGCGCGAGAGCGGTGGGAAGCCGTATGTCGGATACGGTGGGGCCGACCTATCGGCTGCGCCGCTGAACGAAACGGGGTTCCCGCAGTGGTCTGGTAAGATGGGGCCGCAGGGTATTTCTCACGCTGCCGGCCTCTACCAGATTCAGCCCGGCAAGTGGGCACCGATCGCCAAGCGCCTCGGGATTACCGATTTCTCGCCCGAGAGCCAGCGCGCTGTCGCGAGCGAACTCTACCGAACCGAGGGCGAGAAGCCCTGGGCCGCGTCGGCTCCTGCGGGCGGCGGCGGGGGCGGCGCGCCGAGCGGCGGGATCGGAAGCATCGCCCTTCCCTTGGCCGATGCGGCAAAGACGGCAATCGAGACGCGTCTATCGGTTGATCCGAAGGCGATGGGCCGGTTGTCGATCCCTCAGCTTGCGCAGCAGATCGAGCAGGCGAACCCCGGAGCGCCGCCGGCCGTCAAGATGATGGCGCTGCAATTCGCGGCCAAGGCGCTCGCGCCAGAGCAGCAGATGCAGCTTCGCCTGATGATGGCAGAGAACAGCGCCAATATCCGGGTGGCCCTTGCGGAGTTCCAAGCCCAGCAGGCGAACCAGCGCGCCGGCGAGCGGAAATGGCAATTCATCACGCTGGCCGATGGGACGATCGTGCGGGCGAACGCGACCACCGGCGAGGCCGAACCGACCGAGATGAAGGGCAAGACCGCGGCTGGCAAGACGAGCCGCAACGTCGAGGTCACGGACAGCGAGGGGAAGACGGTTTTCCGCGGGTCGGCCCACCAAAGCCCCGAAGGCTGGGTCGCCGACAAGGACCAGAAGCCGGTGCCGATCCCGGACGGCGGGAACATCAAACTTCTCGGCACCGGCGAGGGTCGGCAGGCGGCGGCGCAGATCCAATCGATGATCGGCTCAACGGCCGAGGTGGTCGGCGAGGCGCGCAACCTGATGGCGTTGCCAGCCACGTCGGTAGCCGGCATTTTCCAGGGCCTCCAAAGCATCCCCGCGGACAAGATGGGCGATGCATTGAAGCGGACCCTCGCGAACAAGCTGACGCCGGAAGAGTCAACCGATCTGACGACGAGTTTTCAGGGCGTCGCCCGCGCGCTGGCGACGATTGAGGGGCAGGGCCGTGCGACCGGGCTTGTCGGCCTCACCAAACTCTCGGCCGGGCTGATGCCGCAGACCGGCGATACTGTCGGCAACATGCTGCGAAAATACGCGACCATTCGCCAGATCGTCGAGCGGAACACCGAGGCGATCGAGGCCAGCCCGAGCATCGGCGCCGAGCAGAAGGCGCTCTTGAAGAAGCTGAAGGGCGAGCTTGAGGACGCTATCCCGTTCACCGTGGCCGAGGTGAACAAGTGGCAGCATGGCGATACCGAGTCAGTCACAGGCATGGCGAAGCGCCTCGGGATCGGGAAAGGTGCCGCCGCGCCGCCGGAAGCTGTCGCCGATCTGAAGCGTGACCCATCCCCAGCGCGGCAAAAGCAATTCGACGAGGTGTTTGGGCCAGGGGCTGCGGCAAAGGCGCTCGGCAAGTGAGCGACCTCAACCCGTTCCTGAAATACAAGGCTGAGCAGGCCGCTGGCAATCCATTCGCGAAATACGGCGCAACCTCGCTGCCCGGCCCCACTCCGACCGAGGGCGAGGTTTCGACCATTGACGCGTTGTGGGAAGGACTGAAACACGGTGCCGGCAACATCGGCATGGGGGCGGCGCGTCTCGGCGCACACCTCATGCTGCCGAGCGAGGGATCACCGCTGTCGACCGAGAGCATCGACCGCGCCGGGGTCGAGCGGCAGCAAGCATTCGAGAAGTCGCCCGCGGTGCGCCAGCATCCCTACGCCTCGCGTGGCGGTGAGATTGTTGGCGAGATCGGGACAACCCTACCCTTGGCGGCGGTCAGGAGCGCCAAGCCCGGTATCGCCGCCCTGTGGGATATGCTCACGGGCGCGACGGCTGGCGGTGTCGGCGCTGCATCATCGGCGCCGCCCGAGGAATTCGGAAAGGATGTCAGTATTGGTGCCCTCACCGGCGGTACGATCAGCGCCGGGATGGGGGCGGGGGGCCGCAGGCTGCGGGGCGCGGCTCTTGGTGCGCCGCCTTCTCCTATGGCGCCGACGCCGCAGACCTGGACCGAGGCAGCACGCATGCTGAACCAGGGCGGCGTCCGCCTCTCGCCGGGCCAGGCGATGAACATGTCGGAGCGGGAGCGCAGCCTTCAGACGTGGCCGATCCTGCGCGGTTTTGTCCGCGGTGCAGTCGGCCGCAGCCTCGACGATTTCGATCGCGCGACCGTGGCGCAAGCGTTGGAGCCCATCGGCGCGATCGTTCCCCGCTCGGTCAAGGCCGGGCACGACCTCACCGAATTCGCGACGAAGCAACTGAGCGCCGCCTACGACAATGTGCTGCCGCACGTCAGCCTCGCCAGGCAGCCGGCTATCGGGGCGCTGCAAGCGGACCCGGAACTCGCCAAGCTGGTGTCGGAGATGGCGCCGGACGATGTGCAGCGCTTTTTGACGATCCTGCAAAGCCGCTTCCTATCGAAGTTCGACCAGACCGGCACGATGAAGGGCGATGTGTTCAAGAAGGCCGAGAGCGATCTATCGCGCCGCGCCGACACGCTCTCGGGCGGCCAGTCGAACGAGATCGGGCTGGCACTGAAGCATGCCCTCGGCACGATCCGCGACGAGTTGGCAACGCAAAATCCTCGATACGGTCCCGAGCTTCAGAAGATCAACCAAGCCTATTCGATGTTCGCTAGGGTGCGCACGGCCAGCGTGCGCGATGTCGATGCCAAGGGCAAATTCACCCCGCACGATCTTTTGCAAGCGCTGAAGAGCGAAGATCCGTCAGCCGGCAACAGCACGTTCTCCCGCGGCCGCGCGCCGATGCAGGCGTTCGCCGAGGCCGGCAACGAGGTGATCGGCCCCGCTCTGACCAATCGCATGCTGGAGCCGACGCATTCTGCCGCGCGCTTCGTCGGCGACATCATCGGTGGTGCTGCGATGACGCCGGCCTATCTTGCGGCAAGAGGGGTTCAGGCCGGTGCGCCGGGTGTTGGGCGAGGACTTCAGGCGCTCGGCCCCGGTGCCAGCTTCGAGACGGGCCGGGCGCTCGCCAAACCCGGCGATCTCGGCCCGCTCGGCGGCACCGTGACCAATGCAGTGCGCATCGAGCCGCCCGCTCCGCGACGCTCGCCGATCGAGGAATACATCGAGCCGCCGCCGCAATGAGGGTGCTCTTTGTCGAGACGCACGCCGATGGGCTCCTGGATCTCGCGATCCGGGCGCAGCGTCTCGGGCACATGGTCCTCTATTTCTGCAAGGACTACGACCAGCACCGATGCCCGGTCGGCCGCGGCCTTATCGAGCGCGTGGCGGACTGGCGGCCGGCAATGCGCTGGGCCGAACTCGTCATCCTCGGAGCCAACGACTACTGCATGCCCGAGTTCGAGGCGTGGCGCGACCGTGGCGTTCCGATCATCGGCGGCACCCCGGCCTCGGCGCTGTGGGAGAGCGACCGGGCGCACGGCATGGCCATCTTCAAGCGTGCCGGCATCCCGACGCTGCCCTATCGGGCCTTCACCGATTATGACCAGGCGATCGCCTACGTGAAGCGGGAAGACCGGCCCTTCGCCTCGAAGCCCTCGGGCCGCTGTGACGACAAGGCGCTCTCCTACGTCGCGAAGGAGCCGCGCGACCTTCTCTACATGCTCGACCGCTGGAGGCGGCAGGGCAAGCGCCGCGGCCTCGAATTCATCCTGCAAGAGAAGGTGAGCGGGATCGAGTTTGCCTGCGGCGCCTGGTTCGGCCCCGGCGGTTTTGCCCCCGGCATCGAGTTGAATTGGGAGCACAAGAAGCTGATGGCCGGCAACCTCGGCGTCAACTGCGGCGAGATGGGGACCGTGATGGCCTACGTCGCCCGCGACAAACTGGCCGACCAGGTGCTGAAACCGCTGGAGCCGCAACTTGAGCGCCTGGGGTACATCGGCAACGTCGATGTCAACTGCATCGTCGATGAAGACGGCGTGCCGTGGCCGCTCGAATTCACGATGCGCTGCGGCTGGCCGGCGATGAACATCGAGACGGCGCTGTTCGATGTCGATTTCGTCGAGTTCTTCGCTGGGCTCGCCGAGGGGAAGCCGCCGCGCAACCCGCATCGCCTGGGCGAGGTGGCGATCGGCGTCGTCATGGCGCACGGCGATTTCCCGCACAGCCACGCGACGAAGCGCGAGATCGTCGGCGTGCCGATCTGGGATGTGTCGCCGGACGACCCTGACATTCACCTCGCCGAAGCGATGTGGGAAGATGGGATGCTGAAGACGGCCGGCGACTACGTGCTGATCGCGACCCGGACGGGGACGAGCGTGCAGGAGGCGCGCGAGCGGGTCTACCGGACGATCAGGAAGCCGCAGATGCCGACCGAGCCGTTCTGGCGTCCCGACATCGGCCTGCGGCTGCGTTCGGGCCTCGATGAATTGCACCGGCATGGCTACGCCAGAGGCGTGCACTACGCTTGATCGACGACCTCTTTCTTCCTGAACTCAGCGACGAGGTGGATGCGCGAGTGGTCGCCCAGGTTGACGGCCGAGCGCTGCGCCCGTGCGTTGACGATCGTCAGCCAGCCCGGCCCTGGCGAGGCTTGCTCCGTACCGGCATACATCATCGCGCCGGGGCTGGTGCGCACCGGCAGGTGCATCACGGTCCACCGCTCGCTGTAGGGCGTCGTGTCGGCGAGTTGCCACGGCACGATCGCACCGGGGTCCAGCATCTCGAACCAGATCCGGCCGAACTCGACCTCGCCGAGACTTTGGTCGCCGATGCGTTTCAGCCGGCCGCGCATGTTCGACAACTCGACCCACTTCGTCGTGACGGCGTACATCACGAAATCCTCGGCATCGGGCTCGGTGTCCTTGCGGAACCCGCGCAGCGGCAAGGTTCGCAGGCCCGCATGCTCGGTCATCTTGAACATGCCGAGACGCGGGCGCAGCGAGCACGCGAGGTCGAAAGTATCGAGGAAGGCGACGGGGACGAAGTTGGTCATGCCGCCGGCGGCTCAGGATCTGGGCCGAAGATCATCGACTGAGCGTGTGACGGCCCGCTAGGGCGCCTCTCGTGGCACCATCGGCATTGCCACACATGCTCGTGGTTCAACGGATCGGTGCGATCGGTCACGATTTCCCATTGATGCGCGCACGCCGGCGTTCCCGGTTCCGGCTGCACGAGGCTGACGACCGCGGCGGACTTGCCGCCCTGGCGGGCCGCGTCGAGGAATTCCGGCGTCAGCGCCATGACGGCGCAGCCTTGCAGCGGCTGCTCGATATTCATTGCCTGGATCGAGCCCGCCGTCACCATCGCGACAGCGGCATAATCGGAAGGCGCAAGGATAGCGTTCAAGACCAGGGGACCATTCTGGAAATTCAGCGCGACCATGAAGGCCGTCATCTTCGGTTCGTCGCTCATGCCTGATACTCCGCGCTTGGGGTCAGCATCTCGATCCGCTTCGCGATGCGGGTGCGCAGCGTCTCCATCGCGTTCTTCGCGACTTCCTCGCCATCGACGCCGGCAATAGCGTTGTGGCAGGCCGCCCAGGCCAGACACCCGTCAAGCGTTTGGACATCGGTTACCGTCATCGCGGCGTCGATCTCGTCGCGCAGTTCCTTCCACCGTTTTGTTGCCGCTTCCTTCGCCGGGGAAGGCGCAGGAGCGGCCTGCGGGCGCGTGGCGGCTGTCCTAGCACCCGAGGCGTTTCCCTGCGCTGTACGGGCCTCTGTGGGCTTCCCAGGGGCATCGTCCGATTGCGGCGTCTCGTCGGCGTCGCGGTCGCCGGTCGGCACCTTGAACACCTGCCGCAAGAACTGCTTCTCGATGTAGGACTGCGCGGCGCCGAAGGTCTGCGGGCCGTTGATCGGCAACGCGCAGGAGCGCCGCATCGAGGGGCCGAGCACGCCGCTCTCGTGCATGAACGTCAGTTCGTAGTGCGCGAAGAGCCAGGGATTACCGGTCTTGTCGCTTGCCCGCACTTCGGTCGCCGTCTCGTCGATCAGGAGCGCCAAGCCGGCCTCGGCCATCAGCGCGCCGACCTGTTCGTAGAACTTGTCCACCGAGACGTAGTTGTAGCGGCCGTGCTCGTTCTTGCTGTCAGCGCCGAGGCGTTTCACCTGCTTGCCGACAGCGATGATCGCCGCAGCAACGGGGGCCGGCATCGGCGTCCGCAGCGCCACGATCTCGCCCGTCTCCCGGTCGATGCTGTCCATTACGCGACCTCCGATGGCGGCTCGTTGGGACGCCAATGGGTCGCGTAATCTTGTCGCCCGGCAGCTGCGGTCTCGCAGGTGTCAACCCAGATGGCTCCGTTGTAGCCGTTGCGCATACCAGGGAAGGGGCGACGCCAACCACGATGCCAGACCAATCCCCATACCGCAAAAGGTGCCGTCTCGATCGGCTGCCACGCATCGACCGCGGCAATGGCGGCGTCGGCGATGGTGAGGTATTCGTGACACCCTGGCTCATAGCCGATCAGCCCGGTATCATAGATCGCCTTGGCGACCCGCTCTCGTTGATCCATCAGAGCCTCCGCGTCGGGTAGAGGTTTCGGATGTGCCGGTGAAAATATTCCCCGGCGCTGTCGGCGCCGACCAGCCCCTCATAGGCCGATGGATCGACGCCGGCATACTCGTAGGTCGCGCCTCCCGTGAACTCGACCCGGAGCACCCGCGTCTCGGGATCATAGCCGCAAGCTGCGATGTTGCTGCTGCGGAGCGGTGTCATTTCAAGCATCGTCGTCCTTCCCCTTGCTGAGGCTCATGCGCACCGCGCCGGCCTTGTCGCGCGCCACCTTGATGAGCCCGCGCGTCACGAGCCCGACATCCTCGGGCAGGAGCCGCTTGATTTCCTCGCGGCAGATGTTGTGCGCCGTGTAGGCGCCGTGCGTGCCGGCGAAGGTCTGGAACAGCTTCACCATGTCGCCGCCCCAATTCGGCCAGTCGGCACGCCACTCGTCTTCGAGTTGCACCGTGCGCAGCTTCGGCGTCGGCTTCGGCGCCAGCGTCGGCGTCATCGGTGGCGGCTCCTCGTCGCGCACGACGTAGGACCAGAACATCTCCTCCTTGGCGATCAACTCGGCCTGGTAGAGCGGATCGACCTCCTGCTCAACGCATTCCCACTTCGCGTTGCCGATAAAGACCGAGAGCACCCACCAGTCGAGATCGAGGATCGTGCAGCAGTGCACCATCTGCGGCGTGTAGCGCAGCACCGTCGCCTCGTCGAGCCGGCCGACGTGCTTCGCATCCCAATAGGCCGGAATGCCCCTCCCCGTCTCGGTCACGCCGTCGAGGTTGGCGATCATCCACGGGTAGCGCACGGACTGCACGCGCTCGCCGCAGCCGGCGATCAACCGGCCGGTCTGCTTCGTGTACCAGAAGGCGTTAAAATTCTCGGTCGCGCTGCCCATCTGCACGGCCAGCACGTTCGACAGATCCTCCGGCTCGGCGCGCCCCGTCTTCTCGCGAAATAAAGAAACCCAATCGCCGGCCATGACGCGGCCCGCATCGCTGCCGCCGATCCCAAGCTTGCGCTCGGCGATCTGCTCCGGGGTGAGGCCCAAATTCATACGTCCCTCCATTCGCGTTTCGCCAATTTATCTGACGAACCGCGCGGCCGTCAAGTATGTTGACAATGACCCGCCGCAGATTTATCGTCGCGGGCGAACCTGACGGGTACATGGGGCTTTCGATGACGGTAGGCGAGACGGTGGATGCGCTCGGCGGCAATGCCGCGGTGGCCCAAGTCATGGGCGTCGGCGAAAGCGCGGTGCGCAACTGGCGGATGGTCGGGCGGTTCCCGGCCAAGACCTACTTCGCCTTCGTCAATCTGGCGCGGGAGAAGCAGGTGTTTCTCGACGAAACCCTTTTTGTAGGAGCGGTCAATGGCAAAACGGCGGCGGAATGAGGACGCGCTGGACGATCCGCGCGAGCACGCCAATGACATCCGGCGCATGACCGCCGAGGGATGGCTCATTCCGATCAAGGGGGAATCGCTGCCCCTGGGCGACGGCGATTATCCCCAGCGCTGGCGGGCTAGGCGCCCGGAAGACGGCGAGTTGCCACGCTTTTACAGGCGATAGCCGCCGATGCTGCCGGCGCTGCGTGACCTGCCGCAGCTTCGCCTCGTCATCCCGATCCCGCCGTCAAGCAACAACCTGTTCCTCAATGTCAATGGCCGGGTTGCGGGGAAGAGCCGGGTCAAGGGCGCGAAGTATCGGGCGTGGCTGCATGATGCGGGATGGGCGGCGCGCGCTGCCGCCGGCTCATGCCACTTCGCCCGGCCCGTGCGCATCCTCGTCGAGGCGGACCTGTCGGGACGGCGCGACCTCGACAACGCGTTGAAGCCTATCCTCGATCTCTTGGTCTACATGCACATCCTCGCCGACGACAGCCTCGTGAACGATCTTCGGATCGTCAGGCGCGGCTCCAAGACCGAGGCGGCGGTATCGATATGGCCGATGTGATGCCGCTGCGCAAACCGTTCTCGGCGCGCTTATGGCGTGCGAGGATTACCTGCCAGCAGCCGAGACGGACGGCTGGCTGCTGGGTAGCGCTGGCGCGCTCGATTGAGGAAGTCGAAACGGCGGTCAGCGTTGCCGGCTTTCCGCTGCGCGGACGTGTCGCCTGATGGAATCGGTCTCTGCAAACCGGGTGACGCCGTTGCTGGAACCCGAACTGGAACTGCCGCCACTCACCGAGCTTGATTGGGCCGCAATCAAGGCGGCTTGGGTTGAGAACGACGCCGCTCGAGAGGCGGCATATTATCGCGAAATTGGTGCCGACACGACTGAGTTCGAGCGCGAATTGCTACATTTCCTTGCCACGGTCTATCTCGATCTTCGGATCACGTCCAGCCTCTCGGTGCTCATCATTTCCGAATATCTTGGTGAATGCCTCGATTGGGCTGTAGCCTACCGTAAGTGGCGGCTCCGCGTGGCGCCAGCTGAGGCGGCGGCCTTCATGGTTGACCTCATGGGCGACCGAGCCCCGCGCGATGATTTCGAGACGTGGCTGGTCCGGCGCTGGCTCGCCGAGATCCGCTCGGTCGCCTTCCGACAGAGCGCCGAGTTCGAGTATCTGCGGGCGGAATGGGAACGCCAGCTTTAGGGGAGGGGGCATGTTGGGAGAAGCCGCGCGAGCCTTCGGGCCGCATGCCGTCGCCCGTGACGATGAACTGCGGCCGATCCCGGCCTCCCAGCTTCTCCGCGACCCGCCCCGGCGCGACTGGATGATCGAGGGCTGTTTCCTGCGCGGCACTGTCTCGATGGTGTCGGGCGACGGCGGCATCGGCAAATCGCTCCTGATGCAGCAGATGTGCACCTGCGTCACGCTCGGCCGACCCTTCCTCGACATGGCCGTTACGCGCGGCCGCGCGCTCTTCCTCGGCTGCGAGGATGACGGCGACGAGTTGCATCGGCGCCAAGTCGCGATCAACCGGCACCTTGCCGCGCCGATGGAGGACGTGATCGAGGCCGGGCTTGAACTCGTACCGCGGGTCGGCCAGGACAACGGGCTGATGATGCTCGATCGCAAGACGTGGCGGATGCAGCGATGCGCGCTGATGGATCGGCTCGTCACGCTCTGCCGGCGGCTCGGCGTTCAGTACGTCGTCATCGATACGGCGACGAAGACATTCCGCGGCAACCAGAACGACGAGACGCAGGTCGACGACTACATCACCGAGTTGCGGCGCTTCGCCGTCGCGATCCAGGGCGTCGTCGTCTTCACCAAGCACCCGAGCATGTCGGGCCGCGCGCTCGGCACCGGTGAATCGGGCAACGTCGCCTGGGGCAACAGCGTGCGCAGCCGGTTCTACCTGCGCAAGGACAAGTCGGGCGGCGTCGTGTTCGAGGGGCTTAAACAGAATTACGGGCCGCTCGGCAGCAAGATCCCGGTGCGCTGGGAGCAGGGCGTATGGGTCCGCGAGCAGCCGGCACTCCGCGACTACAGCGAGCCGGAGGGGTATCGGTGAGGCGGTTGCCGTCCTTAACCGTGACGCTCAAAACCCAGACCCTACGGTGTCGCGCCCAGGACGGCTATTTGTGTACCTCTGAGCTGCTTTCCTTCAAGGACGATCCCCTTGAAGAAAAGGCGGGCGCGTGCTAGCTTCTCGCCGGGTAAATGTGGCGAGTCGTGGCCTTCTTACGCCCGACTTCTCACCCCGGCGACTGAGGGACATTCTCTGCGTCGGGACCCTATCTGCTGACGGCTCCTCGGGTGGCACCCCGGGAGCCGTTTCAGCACAAAGGGCTCACCCAGGCTATTACGCTCGCATGACCTCCTGAAACACGTCGCGCTCGTCCGGCTTACCGCCGTCGAGGGCGGCGTCCATGACGGCCTGCTTGTCGATGATGATGCGCGCCATCTTCGCGTCGATCGAGCCGTCGATGACGAGGTGCTGCACGAGGACCGGGTTCGCCTGGCCGATTCGGTGCAGCCGGTCCTCCGCCTGCATCATCGCCGCCGGCGTCCAGTCCAGTTCGATGAAGACAACGGTCGAGGCCGCCGTCAGGGTAAGGCCGAGTCCTGCCGCGCGGAGCGAGCCGAGAAAAAGGCGGCACGCCCGGTCGGTCTGGAACCGCTCGAGATTGCGTTGCCGCTCGGCCTGCTCGGTCTCGCCGGTGAGGCTGACCGCGATGCGGCGGAACTCGCTCGCCAGCATCGCCTGCAGGTCCAGATGGTGAGCGAAGACGACCGCCTTTTCGACATTGCCGAGGATGTCGTGCACGTGCTCGATGGCCTGGGGCAGCTTTGCCAGCGCCGTCTCGTGGCGGACACGCGCGATCTCAGACATCGCGATCGAGCGGCATTGCCGCAGCCTTAGCACCTGCTCTTGGTGCGGCAACCCCTCGATCTCTGCCCTCGTCTTCTCGACCAGCGCCTGCGCCATGCTGATCGCTCCCCGCTCTGCGGCCAGAAGCCCATCGGCGCCGGGCACGTCGAGCAGCACAACCTGTCGGCGCTTCGCCGGCAGATCCTTCAGCACGTCGTCCTTCTTTCGCCGCACCATGATCTGCGTGCGCAGCCGCAGGTGCAGCTCGTCGAGAGCCTGGTTGCCGGTGTAGCGGGTCATGTAGTCGACGCGGCTCGCTCCCAACTTCTCAGGGGCGAGCGCCTTCACCAGCGGCCATAGATCATCGGCCTTGTTGACGATCGGCGTGCCGGTGAGGAAGAGTTTGCGCTTCGCCATGACAGGCTCGAAGGACTTGCCCTTGTACCGGCCGCCGAAGAGGGCCTTGGTGCGCCGCGCCTTCTCGTCCTTGACCAGGTGCACCTCATCGCAGATCAGCACGTCCCACGCTGTCGCGGCGATCTGCGGATGCCACTTCTGCACGCTGTCGTAGCTGACGATCATCGCCTTGCCGGCCGTCGCATCGAAGAGGCCGCCGGGCCACATGTCGAGCAGGGTCGGCGCGAGGCGGCCGGTATGCCAGCGCCGCCACTCGGCGCGCCAGTTGAGGCGCAGCGAGGCGGGGCAGACGATCAGCACCCGCTCGGCGCCGGCGAGCGCGTTGACGAAGGCAATGGCCTGGATCGTCTTCCCCAAGCCCATCTCGTCAGCCAGCAGCGTGCCGCGCCGGCCCAAGGCGTAGAACACCCCGGCGCGCTGATAGGGCAGGAGGGCCATTCCAGAGGGCACAGGAGCCTCGAAGCCCTCCGGGGCATCGTGGGCCTGGCTGTCGGCTAACGCCGTCTTCTCGGCCTCCGTGAGCGTCTGGAGGCGCAACGCGGCGCCGCCCTGCGCGTAGCGGGCGAGGCGGCGGGCAACGGCCGGGTCGGCAGCGTACCAGCGTTTCAGCGCAGCATCCCAGCGCCAGCGTTCCTCTTTCGGGATATTGCGCTCAAAAAATGAGGTGATCGCCTCGAAGCGGGAACGTTCTTCGCTGTAGACAACGATCATCCGGCTGGCCCTGCCAGCTTCGCGGCGAGCATCGCGCGCCAGATGGCGGCAAGGTTAATGTTGCTTTGCACCGAAGATCACCGCGCCAGTTGTTGGGTCAAAGACACCGCGCGTCGCTGGATCAACCGCGACAAGATCGGCCGACTCGCAGATGACACGCGCGATGGCAATGCTCCTCGCTCTCGGCGAATAAAAGTGGCTGAATCCTGCGACGCACTGATCGCGGAATATCGATACCCTTACGATCTCTCCTGCCCGGCATGGCGTGAGAATGGCGCCGTCGAAGCGGCGGGACTTCAAGGGCCGCAAGAGTTCGCTGTCGCCACAGGTCACGTCTGCCGTGACGATGAAGTTGGTCTCGATCTCAATGAGGAAGAGGATCGCGACGATGATGGCGAGGCCGGCGAGGAGGAAATTAAGGCGGGAGGTCATCTCACACCATTCCCATTCCGTCGATCTCGTCCTCAACCCGCATCAGGTCGCGCGTGTAGGCGTCGATCTGCCGCTCGATCGCCGCGGCCTTGTCGTCGCGCTCGAACCGGGTGGCGAGCGCTTGGGCGCGGCGCAGCGTGTCGATGGTGTTTTCGAGCCAGTCCCGCTGATCGTGCAGGTGGTCGAGCCGCCAGTCGGAGATCATGGACCTATCCTACCAGATCATCTTCTGCGCGCCGGGCACATCGCGCAGCATAGCAAATAGCCTGCATGGCGTAGTTGTCTTCAAGCGCGTTTAAGTCATTGGCCGCGCGCTCACATTCTTCATGCGAGTAGATTTTACGCCACGGCGAATCGTAGCCGCCCGTATCAGGGTTACAGATAGACGATCTCTTGGAGTCCCACACGTAGAACTGTCCATCGTCCCGTGGCCTACCCGACGCTCTGAACCTGCTACTCATTCTCCCGTCTCCTTGAGGTAGCCGGCGGCGCGGAGGGCATGGTACAGGCTATCCCACGCCTCGACTGTGCGATCGGACATCAGCGCCTCGGCCGCCTCGGCGACGGCCTCTAGGCGGCGCACTCTTTCCTCGGAGGCAGATGTATAACCGCGCAACTCGTCGAGCGATTTCCCGGTGCCGCCGAGGTTCTTGCTGGTGCGGATCAGCTCGGCAGCTTCCCGGATAAGCGCTCTGTTCTCTTCGTCGCTGGTCATTTCCGGTTCCTCTCTGCGATCTCGGCCTCGATGCGGCGCAGTCGCATTATGATGCGCATGCGTTCCAATCGGGCGCTGTTGTCGGGTGCAAGCGCGGCGGCGTGCTCCCGTAACTCTGCCGCGACCTGCTCCAAGCTGCGCGGTGGGCGGTCGAGGGCGTCGGGGATCATGGCGCGCTCGCGAAGAGGGCGACGACCGCATCGTTGAAGCACTTTCGGCTGGCGTCCCATGCGGCGCCCCGTGCGGCGGCCCATGCGGCGTCCCCTGCGGCGGCCCATGCGGCGCCCCGTGCGGCGGCCCATGCGGCGTCCCCTGCGGCGGCCCGTGCGGCGGCCCGTGCGGCGGCCCGTGCGGCGTCCCCTGCGGCGGCCCGTGCGGCGGCCCATGCGGCGGCCCCTGCGGCGTCCCCTGCG